CCCATAGATTTAAAGGGCATTCATCAAGTTCCCAATAACGACCAAGTTTAATAACCCCATAAGACACCCAACCATATGGAACACGCTTACCTTCTTTGGTGACGCTGTACGTCACGGGGTTTTTTATAACTACTGCTTTCATAATATAATCTCCTTTAGGCCGCAACAGCGAATATTTCTGCATTACTATCGTATAGGTCAAACATCTTGCCGACCAGTTCACGATTCCCCGCCTTAGGAAAATCAATTATCTTAGAATAAGGCGACTTCTTGGCATAAACTGTAACGTCAGGAGATTTAACAAGCTTGTTCCAGACATATCGCCCACCAGCAGATTGGCTACTTCCTGCCATAAGTGTAATATCCATCTTTTTCATCAGAAACTTATAAAGTTTAATGGCAAGGTTATTACCCTTATAACGACTATCTACGTTAAGCAGATCAACGTGCCAGGCGTTGCGGTCTTTTGACAGGCAAACCTTCGCAGCAATACGATAGCGAGTCTCCATCTGACCACCAAATTGGCAGCTGCCACTTTTTACAAAGCGGCGAAACCGTTTTGTCACATTACGGTCATATATCCAAATGGTCTGAGATGTACGTTCTTCTTTCTCAACATAGAAGTCATACCCAAAGGCACGCCCTACGATTTCCATATCATCTGTATTACCATATCCAAGAAAAACACCCTTGTTCATCGCAATTTTTTCAACCATTTAAAACCTCTTTGATCACTGATTATATCTAATAGTAACACATGGAATAGAGTTTGTCAAGCGCTAATTTGCACAACCAGCAATTAATCCTTCAGTGGCACAAGGGTCTTCAATGTACCCCACGATTGCGACACACGCAACCATGAGGGTAATGAATATAATCGTTCTCATAGAATTAAGCTCCCGTCCAACGACTTGTGTAACCACCTTCAAGAATATTACCCCTTGCAAAGTTACGAGCAGGAGCAGCATAACCAGCGGCTTTCAGAATGTCACCCTTCTTGAACTTCTTGTCATTGTCAGTGTTGACAACAAAACCCCAAACACTACCGCCTTCATTGAAGACTCTGATATACTTGGAACCTACCTTAAACGTGATATTTTCGTTGAACTCAGCAATCATCTTCTCGTTGACCTCACTGAGGGTGCTAGATCGACCTGTAGTCCAGTAAAGGTAATCTGCTTTGATGTTCTCAATCAGGGTTGTCATTTCGTTATTCATAATCATTTCCTTATTTCTCATTATATACATAGTATAACATACCAATTAGAGTATGTCAAGATGTAAATATGTCACACTATGCAATTTTCATATCAATTGCAATGCGAATCACATCTACATAACGGTTAAATGCTTCAAGATATGAACCAGTTTCACCAAACGGTATAAATGGCTCTACTGCCATATACACATCTGCATCAACGTAACTCCAGTTTACAGTACCATCTGCAAAGTAATTTTCTGTTTTTGCACAGGCCTTATTAACCTCTGTCATTACCATTCTATCTAGCTCAGTAAGTTTTGTCATGTTTTTCTCTCTCTCTTGATTATATTACCATTATACACTATGGAATAAGGTTTGTCAAGCAAAATCGACAGGAATCCAAGAAAAATTAGTATCATCTAACCATCTTTCTTCGCCAGTTTTGACTGATTTAATAGGGGGGTGTATGGGTTTGTGTGACATTTTTATCACACCTGTGGGCAACTCTAGGACTTCCCAGAGATCACCATGCTCACGAACACGGTTCTTTCCGTGGTTCGTTATACCTGTAAGTTTTATCATCATTATTATAGTATCGCATATAATAGCTATAATGTCAAACAAAAAATGGCATTCTATGTCGTTTTTTAGATTTTAATCAATAGTGTTGCATATATGTTACTGTTAGAAACCTTTAGGCATTTTGGTAATGCCCCTATCTTTCATTTGTTGCATAATCCACTGTTTTGCAATAGGGCTTGTTGCTTTCTTTCGTAACAGGGTCTTTATTTGTTTAAATACAGGAGTCATTACATCTTCCTCAGTATCATTGTTATCAACAACAATGAAGTTTTGTCTGAAGTGCTGACTAAATTTACCTATGTTAGATTGTACATCTTTCCATGCTTTAACTGCAATTTCTGTTGGTACAGTTCTGTCACGTTTTGCATTACGTTCAAGAGCTGTATCAAGAGAGGTATTAACAAAAATCATGTGTGTATCGTAACCCAACTGTTTTAGTTGAGTAGAATGTTTAACAATCTTATCATATTCCTTACCAGTACCATCAAGAATCAAACCTAAACGTCCTTCAACAGCATTTTCTTTTCTGGCCCCCGTTATTTGCTTGGCTCTTGTACGCAATGGTTCCCTTTTATCAAATTCAGCATCAGGCATTTTCATATCTAGACCTGCTTTATTAAGCAAGACCTCAAATGCATCATCTGAATTAATAATTACTAATCCAGTTCCACCAGTGGTTTTCCCGACAACGTATGACTTACCGCTGCCAGGTCCACCAGCTAGGAAAAATGCTTTAAAAATGTTGGGATCATTGATTCCCTCTTGTAGTTCGTAGAATGTTTTCATTTTTATTTCCTGTTAACTCATTTTTCATTAGTGCTATCATATATTTATGATCTTCCGAAATTGGTTCGATCTGTCTATCTTGTTGTTGAAAGGTTTGCATCTGTTTACGTCTATTTCTTGTTTTTGTCATTTTTTCTTCCTTTTGCATCTCTTTGTGATAGGGGTTTTTAGCCATAATATTTGAGTTAATTTCTCCTTTCTGTATCTGATGAATTTTTTGATCTCAGTGGAAATCTGTTATCGTTTTCTGATGAAAATGCTTGATTAGCACCAACTTCATCATATCCATTTATGTTCCCATAAAAATGGTTGTCTGAATATAAAGGGCTATCTTTAACAGGTTTTTTTTCTAAATGATTTCCATATTCTTTTCCATCTTGATCTTTCGTAAGATCATGATCAACGCTGTCTTTTGTTACCTTTAAATACATTTTGTGTTGATTACTTACTCTATCGAAAACATGTTTAATCTCTTGAACAAGGAAATTTCCTCTGATAAATTTGTCTTGACCATCAGAGTCATGTTTACTTTCTTTTTGAAGATTTATTGTTATTATATCTCCAGCTCCAAATGTGGTTTGTCCCATACAGTGAAGAAGCATAGTAATCCCTGTATCAAAATTTGCAAATAATGAACGTCTTTTCTGTAGTATATTTTGCTTTTTAACAGGATCAAAATTATATTCTGTTTTATTTGTGACACTATTATACACTTCATACTGTGAGTTTTTATAAACACCATTTTCATTCTTAACTGTTGTGACAGGGGTTAGATATTGAATAGGTATGAAATCAGAAATTCTATTTCCCTCATCATCTAATGATATGCCACTATAGAGATGTTTATCCTTACTGTCAACAAGGCCTGATGAATATTTTTCAATACCATGATCTTCAACAGTCTGATCATCCAAATAATTATATGTGTGGTTTGTAAATTTCTTTTGTACTATATCATGAGTAATTAGTCTTGAAGACAAAGCTCCAACAGCAACAGAAAGTAATGTGTCATTATTTTCTGACAGGTTTACGCTTCTGATTCTTTGTAAATCTTGTGTAATTTGATCATTTATCTTTGTATTAGAAAGACTAGGTTTTGAAGCATCTCCTGTTCCAGCAGACGAGTCTGCTTCATAATAAGTGAAACGACTTCCTTCAGCATACAAACTTTGGATTGACCTAAAATGATATCCCCTAAGATTTTCAAAAAACACAAATGAGGGTAACTTATGATGCATAGCAGTTGCTTGTGTTGTAAATTTTTTTATAATATCTATTGGATGATCATTATTTGCTATGTGTTGTTTTGTATCGTTTGTTTGTTCTATGTACAAGCGTTTTTTACACTTTAAGTCTTTCCTTAAAATGCTTTCAACCATCTCATGGTATGTACCACTAAAAGTTCTTGATATAAGTTTCCGTTGATTGTGAACAATTTCAGAAGAGTAAAAATCTAATGATAGAATCTCTGCTCCACCTTCATACTCTCTTGTTACTTTAGTGACATGAAAGACATTTTCATCAAATTTTAATTTGGTGGTATTATCCAACAATGTTGGTGTGGACAATACTAGTCCCAAATATTCTTGACCAATAACTGGGCCTTCATTTTGTAAAGCTATAGTGTTTAACAATTGAATTCGACCATACAATCCTTTACTGTAAATACTTTCGTATAATTGTATTTCAGTAACGGATTCATGAAATGGAATTATATTGCCTGTTGAAGTATAAAGTATCGCTTCTTCAAGATTCCAATCGCCTGCTTGCTTTAGTTCCATTGTATACCTTTAATTCGATTGTAACTTTTGATATTCTTTTATAAAATTAGGAAGATATGCAGCACTAAGTATTTTAATCTGTCGCTTTTTATCTTGCTCTTTTTCTTCATATTCAAAATTTGTTATCAATGTAGCACTAGGGTAATCTGTATTGTCATCTCCAATATTTATAGTAACATCAGTGTCACCAGAAGATTGAGAAATTTCGTAATGATGAACATCATCAGGATTATCATATTTGTCAGAAACGAATGCTTGAAATTGATTAGTATTCATTGGCCAATCATGATAACGATCAAATATATCGTTTACTAGAAGAAGAACCCAATGCAATTCTGCATTTCCATAAAAATCAAATGCAAGAGATTCTGGAGTTTCATTACCTAATACATTATACTTATTAAACAGAACACCTTTATTTTTGACAGCCTCTCTCGCTCCAATCCGTCTAAGTATATTTACTACGGTTTTAGTTGGACCACCTTCTACATTAGTATATTGTATTCTAGGAAATTTTTCGAAGTACATATTAATATCCTACTCTAGCAGCTTCTTGTGTTATCATTTCAATTTCTTCAAATGTTAAAGATAACGTAGTATTCTGTGGTGGTGCGCCCTTATCATTAGGAGTGTAAGCAGTAAATCTTTCTCCGCCATACTTGACATCCATATCAGTTAAATAACATGTTGAAATTTTATTAAGATAAGCATTCTCTGCTGCACTTGTGTCGTCTTTTCTATAGTAGTATTTTATGTCCATAGTGGTTGGAATTGTTAAAGTTCTTCCTAATCCTGCTTCGCCCGTATTCAAACCTAAAGCAGCTGCTGCAACTCCTTCTCCTGTTCCAACACCAGAACCAGCTAGAGAAGAACCACCAAAAGAACTTGTATATGATGGGAGCATCGCAACTTTAAAAGCACGAACTATACTGTCAACTTGCTCAGATTCTTGTTCAGACTTTGGAATAAACGAAAATGAAAATTGAAATTGTCTTCTTTCAATTCCTTTAAACATCAATTCCATTTTCTCAGTAACAATTTTTCCTGAGTTGAGTTGAAATAATTCTTTAGCGCCTTGTCCAAATGTATCAATTAACGAACCAGTCACTTTAGAAAGGGCTTGCTTAGCACCTGTTGCAACTGCTACTTTACCTAAACCAACAAGACCTGATGCAGTGCCATCAGCAAGTGCATTTGCTCCTGCTTCTGCTATAGCTCCAATTTCTTTATTTTCATAATTAGATTTATACGATGTTCCAACTTGTGCAGGCATATACAATGCAATTTGTGTTTCAACGGTTTTGTTTGATCCTCTAAGAGTAAAACTACGCCGTTTAAATCCGTCACCAGTTTCTTCTTTACCTAGTGAGCCGGAAGTTAATTTGTGTATCTGAAAAAGTACAAAATGACCTTGTTCTAAACTACTAGCCTCAGTGGGATAACTAAGCATTTTAGGAGCAGAAAGTACTGGAGTTCTTCCAGCGTTTTTTTGAACACTACCATTTAAGTTAGCACCTTCTTGTGGTTTTTGATCAAATCTTTTAGGTTTTTTTGCTGCGAGAAACTGAACTCTGGCCATATGGCAACTCCCATAAATAATCTTATAAAGGTATTTATACAATATGGCATACAGAGGAAAATATACACCAAAGAATCCTGTAAAATATAGGGGTGATCCAAGTAATATTATCTATCGTTCTTTATGGGAAAGAAAATTTATGTTATATTGTGATGATAGCAAATCTATAATGGAGTGGGGCAGCGAAGAAGTTATTATACCGTATATATCACCATTAGATGGTAGAGTACATCGTTATTTTCCAGATTTCTATATCAAGGTCAAACAACATAATGATAAAATTAAAAAATATATAATTGAAGTTAAACCTAAGAAACAGTGTAGTCCACCAGACCCAAAACCTTCAAAAAGAACTAAGCGTTGGTTTTCAGAAGTGAAAACATGGGGAGTTAATGAAGCTAAATGGAGATCAGCAAACTCTTGGTGTTTAGATAAGGGTATGGAATTTAAGATACTGACAGAAGATGATTTAGGAATTCGTTATAAATAAGAGTATGGCAAACAGCGATTATATACAAAGCGTAATAGACGCCTCAAAAGGCAAACCATATTCTACTCAGTGGTATCGAGACAAAATTAAAGAATTTGGTAAACCTAGCAGATTAGACCTCATTAGAGATGGTAGTAGATCAGCACGACCATTTGTTGGAACTTTAAATATGTTTGTGTATGGACCTAAGCATAAAAAGAAATTACCATATTATGACACATTTCCTTTAGTACTTCCAATAGAAAATTATACAGATGGATTTTTAGGTTTAAATTTTCATTATTTACCAATTCCATTAAGGATGAAATTGTTAGATGCTATGCTTGATCGTGATTTAAATACAAGCTATAATGCTATCAAAGGAATAAGTTTAGTCAAACCAACTATACACAGATATTTAGCTGGATATACAAAATCACAGTTTCGTAAAATTGAAGAAGATGAATTGGTTGTAGCAACACTACTTCCTGTTCATAACTTTAAAAAATCTAGTGCAAGTTCTGTTTGGTCAGATTCAAGGAAAATGATCTAATGCCAGCAAATCCTCTAAAAGACTTAGAAAGACAAGTTAATATTGATAATGTTTTTGGTGTTCCAATTGAAGCAGATGGTGTCACAAGGACTCAAGTAAATTCTATTGATGCGCTACGGAGTGAACTTGGTAGATATGGAATATCACAAAAAAATAAATTTCAACTAAACATATCTCCACCTAAAAATATATCTTCAGGCGGTGCGAATACATTAAGAAGATTATCAATTCGTTGTAATGCTGTAACCTTGCCGGGCAATATTTTAGAGACACAATCTGACTCTAATATATATGGCCCTAATAGAGACATTGTGAGTGGAATAGGATTTTCAGATGATATCTCAGCACGATTTATTCTGGATGATAGATTTGATATAAGAAGATATTTTGCTGATTGGCAAAAATTAGCGTATAGTGAATACAGTTGGAATATAAAATACTATAAAGATTATACTGGTGAACTTGATATATTTGTTTTAGATAAATCTTTTATACCAAGAGCAGGATATAAAATATGGGAAGTATATCCAAAAACTATTGGACCAGTTGAATTTGATATGTCATCAACTGAAGGTATTCAAGATTTTTCCGTTCAGTTTGCATTTAGATATTGGACTGATATTGGTGAACATGCCTCTAGACAACCAAACAAAACGGCGGAATTGCTTGAGCTTGAAGAAGAACTTTTCTTCGATACTGAATAAAAAAAATGAATTGAAATAGGAGATATAATATGGCTTTGCCAAAACTTGAAACACCAACTTATATAATGAAAGTTCCCTCTACAGGAGAAGAAATAAAATTTAGACCATTTTTAGTTAAAGAAGAAAAAATTCTACTTCTAGCTCAAGAAGAACAAGATGAGGGCGCAACATATCAAGGGGTTCTTGATCTAGTAAAGGCTTGTACCTTTGGAAATGTCGGTAATAAAACAGACCCAATGTTTGATATTGAATACGCCTTTCTAAAAATTAGGCAGAAATCAATTTCAGAAACAGTTAATGTAAAAATGTTATGCCCAGATGATGAAGTAACGTATGTTGAGGTGAGTATTAATCTTGAAGATGTTACAGTGACTATGGATGATAAACATAGTAAGATTTGTAATCTTGGTAAAGATGCTAAAGGTAATGAAGTTTCTATGGAATTAGATTATCCAAATGTTGCATCAACCTTAGAATCTTCTGGTAAAAACTCTATAGATAGTATTTTTTCTGTAATTAAGAATTGTATATCTTCAATTCAGTTTGGAGATGATGTTTATAATAAAGTTGATATAACTTCAGAAGAAATTGAAGATTTCGTGGATAGTTTGACACAAGATCAGTTTGTAAATTTACAAGATTTCTTTGAAACAATGCCAAAACTTACTCATGATGTAGAAATTGTAAATCCTAAAACAGGAGTAAAATCAACAGTTCACTTGGAGGGACTAAACAATTTTTTAAGCTAACTCTTTCTCATAATACGTTGGCATCATATTTTAAGATTAATTTTGGATTAATACAACATCACAAATATAGTCTTACTGAAATTGAAAATATGATACCGTGGGAAAGAGATATTTATGTTGGATTATTAATGCAGTGGTTAGAGGATGAAAAGGAGCGACAAAAAGCACAAAATAAATAAGGGGATATCCTATGCCGCAGAAAAAATTACAAAAAGATTCAAATTATAATAAGTATGATTTAGATGGGGATGGAATAGTGACTGATGAAGAATTAGCTAAAATGAAAGAAATAGAAGAACTTGAAATGCAAGAAGATAAAGCTGATGCTCAACGAAAGATGTCGTGGGTATCTCTTATTGCTATGATTGTGTTCACTATCGTTATATGTACTCCTATTATCTCAGAAGCTCGACTTAAATTAATTGGTGATATCTCAGGTTTGTTCTACATCGGCATGGCTGGTGTTGTTGGTGCTTACATGGGCATGACCGCATATATGAGTAGGAAATAAATTATGCCTACAAAAAAAGAAGAAGATGATCTAATCAAATCACAAAAAGAAAGCGCTAAAGCTTTTAGTGATGCAGCAAAAGAACTAAAGGCTGCTGCATTAAGTGTACAAGAAAACTCTTTGCGTGAAGAGTTAGGTCTTACGAAAGCAGCGCTTGCGGCAAAGATTGGTGATAAAATTCTAGGAAATGGTTTTAAAAGAACAATATTTAATTTTATGCTTGACAAAAAGCGTGCTAAACAATTACAAGAATCTTCTGGATTAAGCAAAAGAGAATATAAAGAATTTCAAAAAACTGTCAGAGAAAATAAAAGAAAAGTTGCTGAAGCTAAAGCTTCAAAAAAGAGGGATGAAGAAAGACATAAAGCTTTAAAAGAACAACTTGGAGAAGAAAAAGCAAATAGTATTATTGAAAAAGAAAATGCAGAAAATGAAAGTGAAAGAATAGCAAGAGATATGATTCTTGCTGAAAATCAAAATGAAGCAAATATACAGAGTCTGTCAACTGCGGCAGCTAACGATGGTGGTGAGACTCCAGCTGAAAGAGATCAAGAAAGACAAGAAAATGAAAGATGGAAATCTACACAACTTGATCTATTAAGACAAATAGCAGAGAGTATTACTGGAAGTGGTGGCGCAGGGTCAAGTGACAGTGGCGATAGCGGTTTGACTGGTCTTGGTGCGGGCATTGCTGGACTTGGTAAAGGTATCGGAGTCTTTATAAAAGCGGTTGGTTCTGGTGCCGGAAAACTTCTTATATCATTAGCACAAGGATTTGCTGCACTAGGGAAAGCGTTAGGTCCAATCGGTAAAGGTATCGGAAGGGCAATAGCAGGGATTCTAAGAGGATTTGCAAGTGGGGTCATGGCATTTGCAAACCCAGTTGTCATTGCTGGTTTAGCTGTATTCACTCTTGGAATGATTGGTTTGGGTGCAGCACTAAGAGTTGCAGCGCCTGCATTTGAAGCAATTGCTCCTATCATGATTAGAATTGCTGATGTTATTGGCAACGTCCTCACGAAGGCCATTGAAGAATTCGCACCTGTTATAATTAAGATTGCTGATGTTATCGGTAACGTCCTCATGACTGCTATCATAAAAGTACCAGAGATATTCAGATCAATTGGTGATGTAATTAAAGAAGTTGGTGGTGTAATTATTGGTATAATTGAAGGTGTTGGCGGTGCTGTAGCAGGAACAGTAACTGCGATTGCAGATGGTATTGCAACGGTTATTAATGCCGTAAAGGGTGATAAAATTGGTGAAGCAAAAGCGGCAACTGAATTACTTGAGGCACAAACTGCATCAGTTGAAAGATTATCTAAAATTGATTCAACCGTAATGACGAAAACAGCTTTAGGTATTAAAGAAATTGGTAAATCGTTGGAGAATATTGGTATTGAAGGAACTAATTCATTAATAGCATTTGATAAAGCGATACGTTCAATCAATGGACTTGATGCAACAAAAATTGGTCTTCTGAATCAAATCAAACTACCAAAAATTTTGCCGCCGACTGCTGATGAATATGAGAGAATATTCAAAACAATGCAAGAAACCCAACCTAACTTAATTCAGTCGATTAGTGGTATGTTCAGTAATGCATTTGGAGGTAAAAAAGTAGGTTCACTTGATAGTGCTGCAGATGATGTTACTGGAGGTGGAGAAGAAGCTTCTTCTGGAAATAAAGGTAGTATGTTCTCAGGGAAGTTTGCGAGAAATAATGATATGAGGTTAAAAGCTGCTGCGGCAAAAAAATATGGGAATGGGAATTTTATTCCAAAAGGATCAGGAAATAACAAAGTCTTTATACCAGCATCTAATCATCCATATGTACTAGCAGGAAAAGGTGATCCAGCAAATGATTCTATTAGATCAAGTAGAGAC